GGGTGCGGGATGGCACATAGGAAGCGACTATTCAGCGGAGTATAAAAAGCAAATCCAGAACGAGAAAAAGGTGGAGATATCACCTGGAAGGTGGCGCTACGTTGTCAAAAAGAAATGGGTAGGAAATCACCTGTGGGACTGTGAGACAATGCAGATAGTTGCCGCTTCAATTTACGGCGTATTCAATACAGATGAGGAGGTTTAATGATGTTGGTTGAATTCAAAACAGATTAGTAATGGCTATCGCATCGGGATTCATAGGCACGCTTAGACGCTACGGAGCTAGGAGCAGTGCAAATAAAAAGAAGCTAGAGAAGTGGCTCGACGCAGCCATCGAGGAGATCGCAGATAATAACGGCGGTCATCTTGTGGGCGCGTCTGCTAACGGTGCGTCGTTCTCACAGATAGCCACGATGACGAATGCGGAATGGGCATCAGCACTAGACAAGGCATTGCATATGATCGAATGCGGAGTAAAAACCACATCTAAAAGCTGGGGGCAAATCTTATGATACTAGACTCAAACGGAAACCCGACCACGACTGGACCGAGGAAACTTGTCGCAGCCACTGACCGTAGCGACAGGGGAAACCCTTGGATCCCAGACTTTTCACGTGATCTTGACGACCTGTTTTCCCAGAACGATTGGCGCTCTACAGTCTCGCAGTCTCGTCTAATATTCTCAAATTTCGGCGTGCCACGTGGCGCAATATTTCAGAAAGCGGACGGCGTAGTTGGCAGGGCTTGGGAACCAGAATTTAAAGGTAAGGATACAGACTTTGGAAACCAAGCGAAAGAGTTTCTAAAATCATGGTTTAGCGTTTGCGATGTTAAAGGCAACCTTTACGACTTCAAAACAAACCTATGGCTGGACTCAGCGGCAGTGGATAGAGACGGGGACGTGTTTGTATTGCTGACACAAACCAAGACAGGATACCCACAGATTCAACACATCCCAGCTCACAGGGTCGGAACTCGGAACGGAGTCGACAGGGTAGAAAGCGGGACATATCGAGGTCTAAAAATCAGAAATGGCGTGGTTGAAAACAAAGCTGGAGCGCCCGCCGCTTACTGCTTGCTAGGCGCGGACGAATCAGAAGATCAATACATTGATGCGCGTGATATCGTGCATATCGCCGATCCTTCGTGGCATGGTCAATCTAGGGGCATACCCAGCCTAACCCACGCAATAACCGAGCTACGCAAATCTAAAACATCAGAGGAGTTTGAGTTGATGGCACAGATGATGCTGTCAGCGCACGCGCTTGTTGAATACAACGAGACAGGAGGCATAGACCTAGACGATCCGACAACACTACTTACAGGACGGGCTGGAGATGATGACAGGCTCGCCGTCAACACCTACTCTGGCGGCATGGTCAGACACTTCAAGAGCAACAGCGGAAGCAAGATTGAGAGCATATCGCACAATAGACCTGGAGACATGTGGGATTCATTTCAAGACCGCATCATCAGGCAGGCGCTCGCGGGAATACCGTGGCCATCAGAGCTTGTCTGGAAGTCAGACGGAGCAAACGGCACGACCATCAGAAACATACAAGCCAGAGCTAGAGCCAGCGTAGAGGCAAGACAGGACGTATTAAGGAAGCCCGCAAAGAGAATCATTAGTTGGGCTATCGCTAAAGCTGTTAAGATGGGAATCCTTCCAGCTTCCGACGATTGGTATAAGTGGGACTTCACAATGCCGCCTAAGGTGTCAATCGACCCACGGAACGACTCTAAGACACAAATCGACGAATACAAGATAGGAGCATTGAACATGACAGGCTTGTTGCAGGAGAAAGGCAAGACACATGCTGAACACATCCGCGAGCGGTGCGAGGAGATCGCAGAGCGCAAGGCAATAAAGGCAGAAGTCGAAGCCAGAACAAATACAAAGATCGACGATAGAGAATTGCAAATGCTCACACCTAATGAGATGGGCGAGCAATCAAACGAACAAGAACAAACAGCAGATGAATAAATATCTAAACATAGAAAACAGGGCGGCAACCGTCAAACTAAATGAGGTTGTCCACAAGGACTCAGCGGACGATTTAATCGACGAGCTAGAGCGCTTGTATGGTAGCGCGGCAGTCGTTGAGAACATGAAGATCGGAGACGTTGTGTGCAGTGCAGACAATGCTCTGGAATCCGTCAATGTCGAGATCAACTCGCCCGGCGGATCAGTCATGGAGGGTCAGCGCATATACAACGCACTCAGAGGCATCTCGTCTCGTGGTGTAGAGGTTACGACAACCGTATCGGGACTAGCGGCATCTATGGGAAGTGTTATCTTGATGGCTGGAGACAACCGCAAAATGACACAAGGTAGCAGGGTAATGATCCATGAAGCAAGCACACTTGCACACGGGGACGCGGCGCAGTTACGGATGCAGTCAGATTTACTTGAAAGCATCAGCGCAGAGATTGCAACACTCTACGCAGACAGGTCCGGCAAGGACGCAGAAGACATGCGGACCATGATGAAGAGAGAGACATGGATGGACGCAGAGCAGGCTAAAGAGAACGGGTTCATTGATACAATCATCAAGGATGGAGTCGATCAACAAGACGACGAATCACAGAACCAGTTGAATTCAAAACAATCTATAATTACAAACAATACAGACATGGCTATTTTCTCAAAAGATAACGACATTAAGGATAGACTCGCATCAGCAGAAGCTGAAAATGTGGAGCTGGTAGGGTTGGCTAATTCACGCGAAGCAGAAGCTAAGGGATTAGCTCAAGACCTTTCAGAAGCCAGCCTTAAGATTGAAGAAATCACTGCGAAGCTAGACGAGCTTGAAACACAACTCAAGGTAGCGGGCGAGCAGAACGAGGAAATTTCAAACCACCTTAAAGAGACCGAGGAAAACCAGAGCGAATTTGACGCCAAGGTAGCCGCCGCAGCATCAGCTAAAATGGCAGAACTCGGAGTATCTGAGCCAGTCGAGGCTGTCGAGGAGGAGGCAACAATGGACGCAGGACAACTGCTTGCCGAATACCGCGAACTACAACAATCTAACCCGTCGAAGGCTTCCGCTTTCTGGCAGGAGAACAAAGCCGCACTTCTTGCGGGCTAATCACTACAAACAAACAATAAAACCTAAATAAAAAAATGGCTAATTCAATTACAGGTATCAACGACGACATCATCTCTCGTTCGGTGCTAGAAGGATATACAACGGCAATTGCTCCGTTGTCCGCACTCACCGCCGACTTTTCATCTGACGTTGTAAGGCGCGGAGAGAAGGTCAGCATCATGCGTGACAACTCAGCAATTGACGCGGCACTCGACAAGACCAGCCACGGCGCATACGCTGTTCAGGATGCAGACTCTGACGCTGTAGAAGTCACAATGGGGCAACCTAAATACGTCTCTTGGGGACTTGACGACAGCGAAATCGCTAATAGCTCAGTATTGAGCATGGAGAAGTTTGGACGTCGTAAGGGCAACCTGCTTGCTAGGACCGTCATGCTCGATATTCTCAGCGAAGTGACTGCTGTCAACTTCGGCGGGGCTTCCTTCACTGGTGCAGCTGGCACATTCGACGAGGACGACGTTGCCGACGTTGCCGAGGACTGCGACAGCGCAGATTGGGCACAAGACGACCGCTACTTGGTCCTCTCCCCTTCATACGTTGCCGCACTTCGCAAGAGTGGTGCAATCAAGGATACCAGCGGTTACGGATACAACGCCATCCAGAACGGCGACATCCCAATGCTTCACGGCTTTAAGGTCATCATGTCCAACGCAATCCCTGCTAACGGTGAGAACCTCGTAGGATTTGCTACCGACGGCAACGGCATTGCTTCCGCTTTCCGTTACCTTGCTCCACAAGAGGGTCACAAGTATAACCGCGCAGAAGCTCTAGTAGGCGAAGGCGGCATTACTCTTGGACTCCGCGACTGGTATTCTGAGGACAGCGGTGTTCGCAAGTGCGTCATCGAGTCCGTTTACGGATACGAGACTGGCATCAGCACAGGCATCAAGCGCCTCGTCTCTGCTTAATTTTAACAACTCGAAACAATGGCAAACTACGCATTACTACTCGGCACT